ACATTTCTAATGGCTGAATAAACATCTCCTTCAGAAATAAAATCATTAAACGTTACGTTATCAAAATTAAATAAAGTTGCTAATGCACTCTGCACAGATAATTTAACATTATCCGCACTATATTGAGGTAGTACAGCAACTACGGCATTAAGATATGGGTAAACTGACACAGCATCATATAAATTTAAAGACGTACCAGGAGGCGTTTTCCCTGTAAAATATGTAGACACTTTATTTTTAACTGTAGTAGAAGTGTTTCCCCCACCAGAAGCTGCAAGATACAATGCAATTGACGCAAACGATGTTGCAATAGCTTTTGCTTTAGCTACCCCATCTACACCTAATGCTAAATTAGCGTAGTCATCTGCTGAAACGGCCCTATTTAAAGAACGCAATTGTTTAGGTGCGTTTATACGAATAGAGTCAGTTGATTCTGTATCCGAACCTCCAGTAATTGCTGAAGTGTTAGTTACTTTTACTAAAGACGTAGTTAAACCCGCCGTATCTATAACAGTTATTGTACCGCTTCCAACATTACCAAAAGACGCAGCTGTTTCTGTATAACGATAAACTGCATAAATAATTTGTCCATTTGGAGGTACTCGTCCTGATATCCCGTCTCCAAAATTAATGTAAGTTATTCCATTAGCATTGGTGTACACAGAATACACTGGGTCATCTGAACCATAATCAATTAATGACGATACTAAACTATATGTAAGACTACCTACCGTAATAGATAGTTTTGAGTCAATAAACACTCCAGCATCTGGAAGTGCAAACGTTTGATTAGAAGTACCATCTGAAATACCAATAGCAGTTGAATCAGATACTTTACCTTGTGTCACAGTTACAAAAGCGCTTCCATTGGTTGCGCCTACTGTAACATCAGAATCAGTAGTAAAATCAATAGCTGGAGTATTTCCATCAGAAGTAGTGCTAACAGATGTACCCTTAGGAACAGTTACTGGGTTTGCGCTAGTGTTTGTAATTTTCACGCTTCCTGTAGCAGCTATAAGGCCATTTGGTGCGTACCCAAGAATAGATGCTAAACGTAAAACAGTTTCCCGTTGAGTAGCTGTATCAATAAATGATTCATTAGCTGCACGGTCAATCTGATAATTTAACAAATCTCCAAGATATGAAAATAGTTCAATTAAAACAATACCAAAATCACTAGAGTCACGAGAAGTCCATTGAGGTGCAAAATTACTAATTAGCGCAATAAGGTCATCTCGGATAGACTTATAATCGCGTGAAGTGTAATCCATTTGTGGAATATACATATTGTCAGCCATTACATACCTTCAATCTTTTCGCCAGCTAAGGAAAGTGACGATGTATCTATTTTAACAGAATCTTGCTTACCTGAAGGTAAGGAGTAATTAACATTAATTACTAAATATCCACCAGTAACATCATATGAAGGTTGTACATCATTTAGTTCTAGCTCAGGTAACCAAGATATAAATAATTCATTAATGGCTCTAATAGCTTCTTCAATAATAGATTGAGAAGGCTCAAAGAGTAAAGAACTTAAATCAATACCGTAATCAGAATACCAAATTCTTTCCAATGCTCCAGTAGAAACTAAAGATAATATTTTATTTTTCCACATTTTTGTATTAGTTTCCGTAATAGTGCTTACTCTACCTTGCTGGTTAAAGGAAAAAGGGTAATCAATCATGTAGCTATTATTAGCTTGTGTGTAGTTAGCCATTAAAAAGCTCCTAGCCATAGTGGGAAATTAGGGTCTCCGCCTTCGAACATTACCCAGACACCTGTTCCAATAGCGCCAGCTACTGTGGAGTTGATAGGCCACGCCCAACCTGTAACGGCGTTCCCTAAAATTTGAGGAACACGCATTTTAATTCTATTTTGATTCTTAGGGTCATTAGTATCTGATACAACCCCACGGTAGATACCAAAAAATCTTTTATCTTGAATGTCCCCAGTAAAAACATCACTATACATCTAGGACTCCCATAGCTTTAAGTCTATTTTGTACAGCAAGTGTTTTAGCAGTAACTGTATGATTTACTGTAGTAGCTGAGTGGGGTAAATCATTAACCCAAGTAGATGCAGTATTGCGAGCACTTTCCATAAGCTTAGGTCGTTTTGTAATTTTACTAAATCCAGGATTATTATATTTACTAGACCCTTTTTTTAAAGATGACTTTTTAGATGTTGCTTTATTTTTTGTTCCAGAAACAAGTTTTCTTACTTTAATTGGATTAGGCGCAACCACAAAATTTTGACTTAAAGGATTTGCTGAACCTAATGAATCAGAACCAACTAATAGTTTTGTTGTGTACTTAAAAGTATTTTGCGACGTTTCAACCACATGATGCTGTGCAGCAATAACCACCCAGTACCCAGAATAATCTGGTCCTAAACCAGTTAAATACACAGGTTGGTCTGGGCTGATATTTGGGGTACCTATAACTTCAATCTGAGCACGGTAAGAAAGTCTATTACGGGCATCAGCAGCTTTGGCCTCATACTCTACTTCTTTTGCTGATGGTGCTACCACGTCTGTTTTGTAGTTATCAAAAAATTCTGTAGTAGCTTGAGTGTTAATAGTAGTTGGTCTAACTTGATTAGTCATTACAGTAGATTTAGCTGTCCGTGGGTCAACTCCACCAATTTGAACAGCAGACTTTTGGGCGTCAAAATATTTAATACTCTCACCAATAATTAAATTAAACGAATAAATAGTGTGCCCTTTAGGGTCACCAGATTCACGCATAACAAAATTTTGGCATGTATCTTTGTAATTATGAAAATCAGTAATTAATTTTTTAAAATGGATTGTAGTATTCTCTACCCTAAATGTGTATCCACACTGTTGAGCTAAACGAGAAACAAATTGAAAATCACTGATACCTGGCTGAATAATTTGAGAATAAATACGCGGATGGGCCTCAAAATCAATAGCAAAATTATGTTCAGTGGCTATCTGCTGCACAACTTTATCCGCTGTTGTGTTTTCAAAAACTCTTTGCTTAGGTTGTTTCATTGTGTAAGACGCACCAATAATATCAATTTCTGTTTCTCTAGTCTTAGGAGTTACATGAGGGCGTATGCTATGCACGTACCCTACAAAGTTTTGTGTACCATCTACTCCACGAAGCAAACATTCAACAGGGTCTCCAGGTTTTATGTTAGAGTACTGAATATCCCAATCTCTAAGTTTTACTGTAGCAAATTCATGCGCGTATCTATCTTGATGCAAAACAAAAGACGTAATTCTTTTTGGTGGGTTTTGAGATGAAGGAAATTTTAAAGATACGTAATTAAACATTAGGTATCCTTAAAATAGTTCCAGGAATAATATTAAATAAATCTGTTACTTCAGGATTATATTCAGCAATAGTCCACCATAAAGCTGGGTTTTGAAAGTATTGTTGTGCCAACCCGTGAAGAGTTTCTCCAGACATGTATGTATGAGTTGTATATGTAATAGAATGCAAACTATCAAATGTGTATAAAACAATAGGTAAAACTGCACCGTTTTCTTTTTTAGTAAAATAGTCAACGGTGGAATCTACGTAGCGTGATTCATTATAAATAGGCATTACTTTGTCGCCAATCCAGCCGTAGCCATCAAGTTAAATTGAATAGACACTTCTGAAATCATTGGAACCATATTTTTAGAAAAAGAAATATGACTAATTGCCATGCTATTTACATACCCAAGATAGCTAAGAGGTCCAATGTCTACACGAAGAAGCGTAGGGCTCAAAAATCCAATGTCAGAACTCTTACGCCCTGTAGCTTGATTAACCCAGCCTGGACCATTAATAGCTTTATACAAGTATTCAATATCTGCAAGAGTTCCATATTTTTGTAAGTCTTTAACTTTTTTAGTAAACGTGTTATTAAAATTTGCGTCTAAACTATTAGTAGCAGAATAAAAAGAAGACTTTGCATAAAACTTTGCTAACAAATCATATGTAGTAACATCATTAGGATACTTTTGCGATACAGCATTTTTAGGTATTGATTTAATGCAAGCAAAATCGTTAGTTCTATCAATACGTAAAGTAAACGATAAGTACTCCCCACTAGGGAATGCCCCAGCAACAGATACAAATTTGTCTGCAAAAGATGGAGTTACAT